GATGGAGGAGGTGCGGAGGGTGCTGGGGGGCCGCCCAATCCACATTGACAGTGGGTACAGGTGCGAAGCCCTTGAGCGGGTGCTCTGTGAGAAGGACTATCAGAAATGGTGCATCCGCCATAAACGGGATGCGAAGACCAGCTGGCAGGATTATTTAGCAGGGAAGGCCCACCCGAAAGGTTGGGCAGTTGAGGCAATTCCGACTTCGTGATCGGCTGAATCCGGGCGAGTTCACTAAACTGATACAGCCTCACATTCTCGGAATCCCACTTCCCTTGCTGCAGGTCCCTCACAAGCTGGGGAAACTCATCCCCGAAGGCGGCTTGGTATTTCGACGCGAGCTTCTGAATCCCGGCGGGCGTTTTGACAAGTTTTTCTGCCTTGGCCAGCGAAGCATTCAGATTCACGTCCTTCCCGATCAGGTCCGCCTTGCTAAACCCGGCGGTCTTCATGGCGGCGTTCAGAGTCTTGGACGATTTGGCCTGATTCGCAAACTCCGCGCTGATGGATTCCACCAGCCCAAAGTCTGTTGCATGGACCCTCTCTTTCCCAGTGAGTTTCTGCACCACCGCTTTGGCAGTCGGCAGCATCCCCTGCGTAGCCGCCGTCGAAGCTACGTCCGCAAACTGTTTCGTCGCTGACACCACGTTCGCCAGCAGTCCCGCGTACACCGCATTCTTAAAGAATTGCATGGCGGGGTGTGCCCCCTGCTCTCCTGGCCCAAACCGATCCTTGAACATTCCCAGCAGGTCCTGCTCAGCCTCCCGCGACAGTTTCCCCTTCTGCATTTCCTCCCGGATGAGATTGCCCACAGACCCTTCCAGGTCCATATACCCCTCTGGCGTCTTGGCATAGCCCTTCCCAAACAGCTTCGCCTTCTCAATCGCGGTAAGCATTGTCCGGACATAGGTATGGTAGGCTTCGACGGGACTCGCGTAGAATTGCTGCAGGTCCGGTGTGATCTCTTGAATCGTCCGGCCTTTGGTGAAACCCGGCTTGAAGTCCTTTCCAGTATACCCCCGCATGACTTGGTTGATGACGTGGGCTTCTTGGACAGGGGTGAGAAGGTCTCCGGATTTCTTCAGGGACTCTTTGTTCGCCTCGACGAGGCGGTCCTCCAGGGTTGACCGGGCGGCTTGTCCGAGACTGTTAAGCAGCCCCTCCCGATCCACCACAATCCGCGGGAAGTAATCTGACAGCATTCCCCGGAGCACGCCCAGCTTCTTCGCCTCCGCCCCGATGTCATCCAGGCTCTTCCGGATAGTGTTCCATCCCCTGATCAAGGTCAGGTCGCCCGTCGCAATCAGCCCCTTCCGGATCGCCGCCGTGTCGTTGGTGGAGATAGCGCGGGCCAGCGCCTTTCCTTCTTCTCCCGGCACTTTCCCCAGCGCATCAAAGAAGGGCATAGTCTGCTCTATATAAGCATGTGGCCTGGTCTTGACTGCATACTCATACTTCTGCAGGCGTTCCGCCAGTGCCGGACTGATATTCCGTACCCGCGTCATCATGCCGCCCAAGGCTACATCCGCCGCCTTCATCCCCGGCTTGGCACCGAAGGCGAGAAGCAAGCCTAATGCTCCACCTTTCAGCGCCGCTCTCAGTTTATCCTCATCCGCCAGACTTGCCATGAGCGTGGCGCCCGTCCCGGCGGCAGCCATTGCCTTGAGGAGTTGCGGGTCCACCTTTCCGTGCATGTGGATGGGTCCCTGGAATTTCTCTGTCGGAACTTCTATCCAGCCATGGCCATCAGCATCGCGGACTTCCTTGCCGCCGAGGGACTTGAGGTAGCGGGTGTAGTCACCGGCGTAGCGATTGTAGATGGATTGGTGGGCTGCTGAAAAACTACGACCTTCGGGCAGCTCCCTAATAATTGATTTTTCGTGATCAATCAGTTGTTGAATTCGGCTAGCTGCCTCTTCTGGTCGAAGACCCGATCTACCAATGCCTCCTAATTGTGCATGGCTTAACTGCCTTTCCAAGTCGGCTAATCGGGCCTCAGTGTTAGCTCTTCCGTCTGGCCACCCCTCCACCTTCGCCACAGTATCTGCATCTGCAAACCTCACCTTCGCCTCACCACTCTCAGCCGCTTGCTTCAACTCTTCTCGGATCAGGCGGCGGTGGGAATTCTTGAGAATGGGGGAGAGTTGGGAGTCAACTTGTTGCTCCCTTGCTTTAATTTCAAGTTCTACAAGATGAAGACGTTCTCGGCGCAGTTCCTTGTCAATTGTAACAGGAGCTTCTGTTTTTACGCCTAGGTTTTTTCCGACAGCGTGTTCAGCCCGCCTTGCTTGGGCTACCTCCAGTTTTTGTTGTAAGTATGCTATATTTGCCTTTACCTGACGCGTCTCGTCTTTTAAGCGCGCTAGTTGTTCTGGCGAGACTCCCTTCGCATGCTGCGCCAGGTCACTCTGCACTTCTACCACATGCCGAACCCCGTCCTCCTTGAAGGAGCGGGTCCATCCATACAACCTAGCATCGTTGAAGTGGTTCGCCGCCGAGACCTCCATGTGTTCGGGGAGGCGGTAGAGGGTAGTAGTGGGTACGTGTCCCGGACGTGGACCTGAAGCGTGTTCAGCATCCCTGCCGATGTTTTCCATGCCATAATCCGCGTATTGTCGAGTAAGCTTTGCCCCCAGCTCAAAGTCTCCCGTCGCCAGCTTGAACTTATCTGCCAGCTCGGTCGCCTTGACCGTATCCCCCGGAACATCGTCCAGGATTCCTTGCAGCAAGTCCTTCTCGGCCTTAGTTACATCCTGCCGCTTGAACTGCTCTTGTAAGAATTTCTTGGGAACTTCGCTCCAGTTCTTTGGGATGGTTTCGAGGAGCTTGGTAGAATAACGCATGTCCTTGAAAGCACTCACCATTGCTGAGGCCGGAGCACGGAGTGCCTCAGCCGCCCGACCTCCCGTCATCCCCATCACCGCTGCTCCCAGTCCAGCCGCGGCGAGGTCCTGGTCCTTGTAGGCAAGCAACGCCGCCGTACCGCCTGCTGCGATCGCTGCTAGCAACCGCGGATCAGCTTCCCCCTTTTCCGCAATCTGTCTGGAAGGCGGGAGGGGCTGGTCCACTACTACACCTGACCCCGCCCCTTGATCCGGCAGAGCCGGCTTGGCCTCGGGCGGCAGAACCTCCCCCTGCACCGTCTCAGCCATAGGCCCCTTCATCACCTCTTCCCGCCGGGCCATCATCTCATCCAGCTTAGCTCCAATCAGCGGATTCTTGTTTCTCCAGTACTGCGTCTCCTTGAGCGACGCCCCTTTCTGCATCAGCTCATAGGCCTTATTCGTAGCGTTAATGTCCGCGTCGGCGGCAACCTTTACCTGCCGCGCTGTCAGGGTGGTATCCCCGGTTTCCCTGCTATACTCATCCAGCATGCGGGCGGCAGTCTCAGGGCTCACCTGACCGGCTTGCCTCTCTGCTTCAGGCACAGCATCCGCCCTCTTCGACGCCCACTTCGAGAAAGAGTCTTGTGCAAAACTAGTCACAGTCTTGGCTCCCTTTAGGGCAACATCACCCCCCCGAGCCATTAGAATATCCAGACTTTGTTTTACCGCCTCCCCTACATCAGGCCTGCCCGTTTTGTCTGCCCAATATTTAGCTGCATTTTCTACAGGGTCAGCAATAGCCTTTCCAAATTTATCAACAAGCGTTCCTTCACTAGAGCGTCCGGTTAAAAAAGCTACTGGATTTATCATTAACTGATTCCAGGGAGCTTCCATCGCCTTATCGACAAGCTGCGTAGCTTCACCTGCGGGGGCTTCGTTTCCAGCTAAAGCCTTTCCGGCTGTAATTAATCCCCGAGTACCCATCTTGGCAAGGAAGGCGGGGAAACCCAAGATCATGTCAGCAACAGCAATGTCCTCGTTACCTGCGCGTTTGGCTTCTAGACCTGACATAAAGTCAGCAGGGTTTTTAGGTAAAGCGGAAGGAGAATCTGTAGCAACTGTAACAGGTTTCGTTACAGGCTTTGCCCCTAGCGCCTCCTCAAAACTCAGGCTCTTCTTCCCGGCGGCGGGCGGCGTACCCAGTGCCTCTTCAAAGCTCAGTGTAACCATTACTCAGCTCCCCCTTCTTCCCCGTCAATCACATCGAAGCCATCGCCATTGAAGATGGCCGGGCCAGCCGCCGTCTCATAATACAGCCCCTTCTTATACTTCGCCTTATCCGCCCCCTGCATTGGCAGAGCAGTCGTCGGGCTAGCCCCCTTCCCCTTGAAGGTCTTACTGGTCATATCAAACAACCCATAACTCGTAGAGGTAGTCTTGATCGCCTCTTTATTCGCCTGCATAGCCTGTTCCAGGGCGGTAGCCGCGTCCAGCCCCTTGTTGCTTTTCCAGCGGGCCTGTGCGTCCGCAGCAATTGTCCGGGCGGCGAAGTTCAGCTCATCCTTCGGCAGCTCCTTGTAGTCGGGATCGCGCTTGAGCAGTTGCACGGCGGCGAGAATGTCATCCTTCGAGGGGTTGCCTGCAGTGGCTCCGCCTGCTCCACTAACCTTCAGTGTCTCCTTCCTGTAGTCCTTCAGCTCCTTCGCGGCATCCTTCATAATCTGCAGGCGTTGATTGCTGAACTTCTCCCAGGAACTTTCATGCCTTGCCGCCCGCTCATCATCAATCTGTTTCATCTGCAGGTCCAGCTTCTCCTTCGCCGTGAGGGACTGGGCTACCAGTGCATCCCGCAACTGCGGTGTAAAGGGTGCCTTGGCATACTTATTAAACAGTCCCATCCCTGCAAGCTGAGCATTGGCTTGGTCCCAGGTGGCTTGGTCCACTGCCCCTTGCAGGATCTGTGCAGTCGCCATCGCGGCCTTGTGAGGCATTTCAAGCTGCTTTAGGGCGGTCTCGGCTTGGCGTGCTTCAGCCGCCGTTTGCCTAGCCCTGATAAGGGCCGACTGCCCTGCTATCTCCTGCGCCGGCTTGAGCAGTCCCCTGTCCAGAAAGCCCTGAGCGAATCCGTCGAGTTGATCCGCCATTGAAGTGGGGGAAGGCGGGGTTTGCGGACCACCTTCAGGACCTGGGGCCTGTCCTGGCAAACCCGGCGGCGGAACAGCCTGCGCCTTCTTAATCCCTGCCATTTCCTGCAGGGCCGCCTTCATCGCCTGTTGATCTGCCAACTCAGCATTCTTCGTCGCCGCCTCGGCTTCCAGGTTCTTCGCATGCATAACCTTCTGCAGTATCCCGGCCTGCTGCTCGACTTGCCCGAGCTGGATAGCAGTCGGTGATCCGGCCGGTCCCAGCATATCAAAATCTGACATTCTAATCTCCTAAGTTGGAAGGGCGGCAGTGGCGGCGGCGTTGGTAGTAGTTCCTCCGCCCGAGAGCAATTGCTGTAACCAGTTTGCAGAGTTATTCCCGCCGAGCAGGTTGCTGATGGCGTCAATCCCTGTATTAACAGCCTGCCCACCAGCTTGCACTCCCGCCACTTGTGCAGCTGTATTGTTCACCACCTGCGGACTGAGGTTCCCCCCCGCCAGTTGGGTCAGTATCCCGACTTGATCCTTCCACTGCTGTCCGCCGTAATCCTTCAGCGCGGTCATCTGATTCCCCGAACCAAGGTATCCCGAAGTCGCCAGTCCACGATTCACCGCCTCCAGTCCGGCCTTGTATCCGGGCAGTGCCTCTACTCCGGTCTTCCCCGTCATCAAGTCGCTCAGCATGGTTTGGTACTGCCCGCGCTGACCGGAGAAGGGATCGTATGCCTGTGGAGGAGCGTTGGCGAAATCCTTCAGGGAGTTGGCTTGGCCTATCCCATAGACAGATCGAAGCAAGTCAAGAATTGAATTGGTAGCGGAGGGCAGAAGGGAGGCGGCTGTACCTGCCCCAGGGGTAGTACCGGCTGGGGGAGTGCCTGTGCCTGTTCCTGTTCCTGCTGTCGTCCCCGGCGGCGTAACAGTCCCGTTCGCAGTTCCTGTGTTGAGAGTGGTCCCGCCACCTGCATTGGGGAACCATGTGTTCAGTCCGCCTCCAGTCCCGATGCCCCCTGTCGAGGGCAGAAAGGCCTTGGTAGCGGTGTCAAATATCTGCCCTGTAGTCGGATTGATCAGCTGCCCAGAGTTCGCCAGATTCGTCGTCCACCCACCAATCCCCGCGATTGGAGCCGCAACATTCGCTGCATTGCCGCCCGCAGCTGCAGTAGAAATCCAATCCGCCACATTCGTGCCAGGACCGGCTACCATCCCCGTATCGGTCAGGCCGGCGGCTGAGAAGAGGTCCCCTCCTCCCGTTGTGGACAGGAAGTCCAATCCCGCACCGTTCAAGAAATCTGATCCTTGATACAATGAGGCAAGGTCTACCTCTGTCAGCCCGGCTGCACCTTCCGCCGCACTTGCACCTGCACCCAGACCGCCCGACAGCAGGTTATACCCACCATACAGCAGTCCCGCCAGCCCCAGTGTATCTTTCCAATTCCACCCATCCTTCACTGCGAACTTTTCGTTGTCCCGGCGATCCTGAACCATCGCACCATACAGGTAATCCAGCTGATCCTTCGGCACGGTGAATCCGACCTGATCCCCCAGCTTCACTCCCTGCTTCACGGCCTGTTGAGCCCAGGCAGTGTTCACCGCCTTGTCGCCCTCGGGGGAAGTCACCTTGGCGATGGATTGCGTAGGGTCAGTCGCAAACCCATAATACAATTCCGCGGTCCCGCTCCTCTGCGCTGTCGGGTTCGGGAACCACGCAGTACCATCTTCCTGCAGTACCCCTGTATGCTTCATGCCCCAGGGGTCAGTGTAGAAGGGCTTGCCGTCCGGGCCAATCCCGGAGGAGTAGACTGAAGGGGTTTTGAGCAGACCGCTCGTGTCGAAGGGAGTTGCTGTAGCAGCAGGACTAGCTGCCGCCGCTTGAGTAGTCGGCACAGTCCCCTGCATTAACTGTTGCACCTGCGTCTGGTCAGCTCCCGGTCCCCAGCGATTCCCTGCAGTGGTGGGATTAATCCGCTGATCGTATTCCTGTGCAGTAAGCTTCTCTCCCGTTGCCTTGTTGTATAGGTCGGCAGCTTCTTGCAGCCTCTGTGTTTGCACATCCCCCACCAGTACCCCGGCGGCGTTGTAGCCTAGCCCAGCCGAAGCCGCGGGTGCGATCTTCTCCCCTGCCGCCTGTGCCGCCGTCCCAAAGTTTGCTTTCACCTGCTCGGGCGACTGCCCACTAACCAATTGCTGAGTCCAGTACTCCAGCCCTCCTGCATCCGGCGCCCGGCCAAGCATCTGCTGGTACAGTTGGGTTATATAATTCCGTGCTGTTGTTGCGTCCATGGAATACTCCTAGGTCAAGATATCAAAGCGTAGATTCGAGTGCCACCACCCCCGCCAGGACTCATCGTTCCTGTCAGGTATTCTTGCTGTTCATATTGGCCCGGCCCGTAAATAGTCCCTGTCCTCACATCATCTACATCAGGGAACCTATGGTGAGAATGGTAGGGAGAAGGGGCAGGGCGTAAAACTACAGTTGTAGGTGTTGCGTGGGTTGTCCTGAGAACCACCTTGCAGAAATTAGGAACATTGAAATAAGGCATATCAAGTCCCGTCTATATTTGCTGGAACCAAAGTATTTACTGTAGTTCCTGATTTGTCTGGCGAACCGGCGAGATAAGCCACGACATAATGATTGACGCCGGGGAAGTTGGTTGCCAGATCGTAACTACCATCTTCTCGTGACTGCACTTCATATCCTGCAAAAGAGTCATCTGAGGTTCTAAAGGCTTGTACTGTAACCCCAGACAAAGGAGCGTCCGTGGTATCAACACAAAGCCCCTTGATGAATTTAAGTGATTGCGTCCCCAATCCATTAATGTTCCATGTGCGGCGCATCTGTCCGACAATCTGATAGCCCTGTCCCGAATCTCCACCACCATCCATGTGCATGGTTGCAGAGAATTGCCAAGAACTTTTCCAGTTAAGCGGGTCTGGTTCTTTCCACGGGTTTTTGTTTTGCCAAAGCCTGTTAAGGGTAATCCCCGGAATAGGCAAGCGTCTTTCTTCAAATGAAACCTGAAGGCCATTGAACGCTGAAAACCCGCCACCAGTTGCCCCTACTGTTCCAAATTTATATAGAACAGGCATTGTTATCCCCCCATTGCGTCTGCAAGCTCATGCCTAGCTGCCAACAATTTCTTTTCGTCGGGAGTACCGACTAGGGCAGTATCATAAGCCGGGACTAAAATTGGAGAACGAAGCCCCATCTTTTGTTTGACGTGATAGTTCTTGAGAGTATCTTTGGCAGTGTCAAGCATGTACTGTGTGAAAACTTCATCAGTTATAGACCCACTTACCGCCATAGCCCCTGAGCGCATCAGCGTGATTTGAATCATTGCTACCGGCGTGTCTCCGTGTAGATCATCCATGTTTTTCATTAGGCACCATGCTTTCTGCAAACAAGAGGATTCCCAATACGATGTTGCTTGAGACATCTTGGGCAAGTCCATCTGAAACAAGCCTCACAACTTGCCCATACTCCGGGCCACTCATGCCCAACGAATGACACCCCACAGCATCCACACTTTGAGCGATGGAATCTAAACCACCACCGAAGCAGCCTTGAAATCATCACTCATTAACCACCGCATAGATGTCAACAACTGCCGAATTTGCAGTGATATTCCATGCACACATGGCCTGACCACCAGCAGGAATCGTAAGACCCCACGGGAATGTATATGCAACACCTGCTCCAACCAAAGCAGCCATTGAGAATCTACGGAAGAATTGAGTAGGCACAGTCGGGGCGGTACCAAAAGCCACAGCCCCCTGCGTGAGACCTGTTGGGCCTGCAAATTCTTCTGCAAGGAAGGCTACGCCACCCGTAAGAGTAGGGGTGTTTGCTGTCCGTCCCAATCCAACAACGCAGGCGGTAGCAGCACCATTGACATATCCCCACTCAAGCAGAGAAGGCTTATTAGTCGCCGGAGCAAGAAAAGCATGTGAAGCTGCTGCGATAGTAGTTACGGTAGTACGTTGTGCCAGTGAATAAATTGCCATGATATCTCCTTAGGATTCCTGAACTCTCACCTCTACAGTGAGGCGAGTACAGGTTGTTACAGAATCAATTGAAAACCCAAACACATCGCCGGCGGCTACAGTGGTAGTCCAGGTTGTCAGGGAAGTGTCGGAATTGAGTTGCTGCGCTGTGAGGGTCGGCTTCTCCGTTCCTGCTATAGTATCTGCGACAGTAGGAATTGCCCCGGCGGCCTTCCACACATCCACCACAGCACTCCCTGCAGCATCCGCCACCACCGACCACTGATCAATAGTCCCGGCGCGCTGACATACCAGATACCCTACAGACCCGACAGTCGGCGGCGATCCTCCCCCGTCAAACACCATTCCTACAGTATAGGTCGCCGCGGATGGAATCACCAGAGAATACAGATACGTAATGGCCTGATCCACTTCATTAAACCACTGAATCCATCTCGGATGAAACTTCGCGACCTGCTCTGACAGTTTCTCAAAGATCGGAATTTGGGTCGGGGACGGTTGATTCAGGCTCACAGCGTACCCTCTTCTATCTGCATTTCCACTGCGCGTAGTCTCACCGGCGCATTGGCCTTATGCTGAAAGTGATAAGCTCGCTGAACAAACGTGCCGCAGTTATACAAACGTGGTCTACGCTCATTAAGATCCACTGTACGGAAATTGCTCCAGGTATTGTAGTCATCTGCAGAAAACCTAATATTGAGTTTATTCGCGGGGTACCGAGTATCCACGCTATCATTTCCAATAGTAGTCTGATCTGCTACAATATCCAATATCTTTAAATACTTTTTACGCCGAGTTTGTCCGTCAAAGTTCGGCGTAATAATATCCATTGTGATAGTTCCACTGCCATCTAAAAACACCGGATCGGCAGGTGTAACTGTAGCTATGTTACCGTTTGTAGCTCCCTGCAGATACATAAAAACAATACCGGTTGCAGCTGAACGGATACCTGCAGCGCTGTGAGAAAAAGGCCAGAAACTCCCATCCGCGGCTGTCCATTGATACCAATAGTCTATAGCTACGTCGTACACAAACGTATTAGAAGTCGCCGCGGTAGTAGATGTACCTACGGTCAATATATAAAAAGCGTGACCTCCAATAGATAAAGTGTACGCATAAAAGAATTGACTTCCAGACTCGCCCCACTTCCGAATGATACGCTCTACAGCAGGAGTGCTTATAACCTTAACTGACAGATTGGTCATACAAACAACACTGAGAACTCCACTACGCGTCTGCGCAAGCCAGAACAGTGTTCCGTCAATATCTACTACAGTCCTTGCGTTATAGCAACCGTAGTTAAGTTTACTGCCGGTTTGTCGGGCCAAAGGAGATCCTGTGGCGTTTCCAGCGTTATAGAATACTTCTGTACTCCACTGCTTAAAGGCGATCAGATAGGAGAGCTGACGTGCAATCGCAATCCCTGTATCAGGTTCTATTTGGGCCTGAATTTTATTCAATGAATTCCAGCTTTGTGGATCGTTTAAGGCCGACCCATAGATATAAGCATCTCTGTCCATGACGTAAGTAGTGCCATCAAGCCACACCGTCCCCGGAACAGTTGTTGTAGGGTAATCCACATCAATCACCTGCACCAAACCTGCGCCGCTATCGTAAGTATAAGCGGCTGCGTTATTGTGCAGAAATAGTTTAGGAGTTGCCCCCAGACCTGCAGAGAAGGTGTAAAAACTATTCCCATCAACGGTACCCAAAGGTGTTGTAGCGCCATTCTGAATACTGTAGAAATCTGTGCCGTACACGGCATACACAAGTTCTTTCCACTCGTACATACCGTTACCGTTTCCAGTAGCAGATCCTGCGTTATTATACCCAGGTCTCTTTACTACTTGCACTTCCCCTGAAGGACTTTTTTCCATGTAGGCATTTACAATCTTTGCATCCATGTTTGTATTAGCCCAGCGATTGTCTCCTTCAGTCACAAGAGGGATGCGTAAGGGTTTTCCGCTCGGCATCACATTCCCCTGAAGGGACTCGTCCCCATTGTCAGGCGGGTGTCAGGCTGGAAGGTAGTTCCAGCATCTTCCACATCCCAGTTCTCCAGCATGTCCCGATATTGTTCCGCCTTCTGCTGGCACCGCTTCATAATAGATTGGGGCTGGCCGGTGGAGATATCATCTGCCAGGGCCCACCGGAGGAATATGAACCATTCTTGCGGAAACATCATGGTGTCGTTCAAGCTGACCAGATTCGTAACCTGCTGAGTGATGTACAGATGGCAGGTCCCAGTTGCCGCCGTGCTGTCAGGCAAGAGCCAGAAATGCACCTTCAGCCGATCGTACAGTTTCTCAACATAGTAGGAATTGATTTGGCCGGAGTTGCTGACCTGGCTGAGCATCAGCCATTCGTTCGCAGAGAGGACTGTGAGCGGGCGGCGAATCCCGTTCGAGTCTTTATAGTAAGCCTGTACCACCCTCAGCGGTTTGACAATGTTGATATCCCCGTTCGGCATCAAGGTATAGTCGCCCTGGTCCTCCACCAGCGGCACATTCAAATCATACATGAGCCAGAGTTTCAACCCTTGCGTCTGTTCCAGGTTGATGATATCATTCAGCCGCATCATATACTTAGCAAGCTGTTCTGAAGAAGGGTCCTGCCCCTCTTCCAGCAGACCCGCATCTTCCATCGCGAAGCGGATAATGCGGGCGGGAGTATTGAACTCTACGGGAGTAGTCAAGTTAGTCTCCTGCGAAAACGCGGACAGGGTTTAAGGGGGTGATGATGTAAGGCAAGACCTCGGGAGGAATTTCTGCAAACTTGGCATTAATGTGAAAGCCGGGGACGGCGGCGGTCTGTTCAACCTCCATCCCATCTACCAGCAATACCTTTCCCGTAGGCTTGTAAACCGTCCCTACAATATCAAGACTGTGAGTGTGGCTGTCCGTCACCCAGAATTCCTTCTTATCCTCACCCACTATGCGGAAGGCAGCTAAGACTTTCACCGCCTCAGCTTCGTCTGTAAACCTCAGGTAAACTGTCATAGAGATTGCCTTTGAAGAAGAGTGTCCCCATCCCTTACCGGGTAATAGGAGAGGGAGGAAATCCAGCCGTTGAGGAACCCTGAACTATTCGCCGATCCTATTTCAAGCCTGTCTACGGTTGGGATGGTGGCTGATGTATCCGCTCCTGTTGCTGTTCCCGCTAGGGAATATCCGATATTGTTTGCTTGGTAGGCGGTAGCTGCTTTATAGGCAGTCAACGCAGACGTGTTATAAGTTGCGGAACCGCTGTTTATGTCCCACTGGGCAACACCACCAACAGAACCGGCAGTGTATGTTCGGTTGTTCGTGCTAATTTGATTTACCGTGATGTAGTTGTTTGCCGTTCCATCACCGGCACGAACGACAGCCGGGAAGGTAGCGGCAGGCACTGCTGCCATGTTCATAAACCCAACAACAATCGTCCCCTGAGTCGCATTCCAGAAGCTAGTGAAGTTCGCCCCGGTGATAGAGGCTAGGTCAGCAGCACGGGTGACGGCGACGGTAGATGTGGAGATTACTGAGGTGGCGAAGGCGCCGAGTTCTAGCTGAGGCATGCCTATGCGGAGGGTAATGTCTATGGCCCCACTGTAGATGAGCGACATTTGCCCAGTAACGCGGGCAATAGTTCCGCCAGACGCTGTGAATGTATTGGTACTACGTTGCGTAGCGAGTCCATCACTTGTGCATGTAATGTCAGTATTTTGGGAAGTGACAGCAGCCCCCGCCGCCGTTCTAAAAACTATGCGATTATCTGCGGAAGTAATGTTTGTAAACGACCCTGACACCAGCTTTCTATAAAAGCTATTTGTCCACGTCTGCGTGTCTGCCGCAACAATTTGAGTTGTTGATTCAAATAACAAACTAAAAGACCCAGCGCCTGAGTCTGTATATCTTGCCTCTAAATACGTGATGCCTGACTCAGTTGATACGGCAACCCCTGTCATAGAAGCCGTTGCAGAGGAGAACGTCCAATTAGTAGGCGGGGTACTCGGAGCACTCGCCCCCACCATCGTATTGTTGCGGATGCTATTCGTCCGCGCTTCCTCAATCAAAAGACCTCGGGCTGCAAGGGTGGAGGGGTTGTAGTCGAAGCGGGCGGCATCTGTCAGGGCAGTCTGCAGTGTCCCCGTGCTGTCAAAGTATGTCCCGGCTGACGCTCGGGTGAAGGTGATCAACGCAGTCCCTCTACTAGGAAGCAAAGAACCCGTCTGCGCAAACAGATACTGCAAGCTCGCCTGAACCCCGGAATAAGCTGGGTTCAGCAAGCTCGACGGTTGCAGACTGAGACTCATAGCTGCGTCAAATCCCGCATGACACTGATGTTAAGGGTGCCCGCGGCGGCGACTTGCACTACACTCAGTGTTGCATTATCCGGAATCCGAATGTACTCAATCTGAAAGGCGGGCAGATAAGATCCCACTGTTGCGCTGGCGACAATCCCTGTAGAAGGAAGGTTGTTCCCCGGATTCACCACCAGATAGTAGCAATCACTAGTCGCCAGCAACCTGACATTCGTCCAAGCCCGCAGAGGATCTTGAGACTGTACGGCCGCGCTCGTCCCGGCCGTCCCTGTATAGGCGACATTCTGAAAACCGGGATTAACCTGTGTAAGGGTAGGAACCATTATACGATTCTCCTATTCTTGCGGACAGTCACGACAATCGTGCCCTGGTTCTGTGGGGTGATGAAACCAACTGTGTTCAGGACCAGTCGCCCGGTCGCGTTCTGTCCACTGGTATCTGGAATCCCGCCAAACTTGAACCATTTATGGCAGGAATTCACGCCGGGGGTAAGGGTCCAAGCTGGCTGCACGTCCGTCGTGGTCTGGAAGCCGAGCTGCACCGTGAAATTCTGTACCTCATACCAGCACTCCCACAGCACCATATCCATGCCGGCGGCGAGTTCCGGATTAAAAGCGATCGTGGGGTCAATGAAGACCTGATTATTCAATTCCCCTGACAGCCCATCACTCTCCAGATACACATAGAAAGTAGCCTTGTCGGGACTTTCAACCAGCTTGCGAATGTCTACAATGTTTGCCATTTAACTGAGGGAGGGGTTATCCCCCTCCCTTCCTCACAGGTTAGACCGCAGGCGGGGCGTACTCGGTCCAGGTGATGCTGGCCATACCAACTGCGGCTGTCGTGACATACGCGAGCTGGATACTGGTACCCGGAACAAGGATGATCGCACCTTGGATTTCGTCCCTAATGTAAGGCGGGGTGATCTGGCTAGCCGCCGTCGGGCCGCCCAGGGTCCGCACAAACACAGGAGTGCCGACCGTGGTTGCCGCTGTATCCACCTTGGCAATCGAATCCGTAGCCGACCCGAAGGTCAGGGCATTTTGGATCTGATTGATGGGAGTGGTGTGAGTGACAGCAGTAGCGCTCGGAGCCGGCGACATCGCAATGCCGACGATCGAGGCACCCGCAGGAGCGGTGGTGAAGGCCCACTCCACCTGGATCACGGCGATATTCTTGCCAGACCCGTACGGGTTGCACAGGATCAAACCTGTAGCGGTAGTCGACAGTGCCGACAAGGTTACGCCGGCCTGAGTGCTGGCACTCCACACCAGTCCCTGCCGAGCAAGTCCATAAACGTCCATTGACATGATATACTCCTTTTAGACTGCAGCAGGATTGATGAGACCGGACTTGTCAACTGCACCGGTAATCGGGGAGAAGTTCTGACTGAAACCAAACGCACCGCCCGTGCCTGTGGCGATCCAGATCCCCGCCGTGTTGTCAAGCTGATACATATAGTTTTCGTACGCATGGCCGGTCCAGGCAGTCGCAGTGGTGCTGATAAAGCTCCCGCCCGTGCTGGAAGTGTTGGGACGCTCCAGCCGATTACGCCCAAACTCAAAGTTGGTCATGTTGTTGGCGCCGGCTGCAAGCATGGCGGCGGTATCGTTCAGCACTGCCCAGCAGCCAAAATTCCCAACGATCTTCAAACGGTCCGTTGCTGAAGTAAGCTTCACAGAAGTGGTTGCCGCCGTGGTGCCCAGGCTGGAAATGCGGTTGTTGTACAGCGACAAGCCATCGCAGCTATTCGCGGTAGCGTTCCCCGTGAAGATGCTGATGAAATTCAAGACACTGGAGCCGTCCCGGAATTCACAGTTCACAATCTCGAAGTCCGTCGGCGTGCTGGTGCCAGTCGCCGTAAACACGCTGGTGATGTTGGCAAAGTTCGCCTTGAACAAGAAGTTCTGGATCGACACGTTCGCCGCCGTGACAGGAATGTTTGCGGTTGCCGCAGTAGTAAAAGTCAGGGTCGGGCGATTGCTCCCACTTCCCATCCCCACAATCGCCACACCTGCTACATCCAAGGTCAGTGTCGTCGCATCCGCGATGGTCTCGGCATGCCCCGGCTTGACCATGATGATGTCGCCACTGTTAGCTGTACACTGCGATACCGCATACTCCAAGGTGGCCCATGGACGCAAATACGTTCCAGGGTTTCCGTTCGCACCACCAGTACAGCCAGGCAGAATCGTGGTACTGTTCCCTACCCAGAAGACTCGACCGGGCTGACTCTGCAGGATGGGCAATCCTCGCACGGTCAGGCCATTCATGAAACCTTTGGGGTAATTTGAAGCCTTGTCAAGTGTTTCCATTACAATTTTCTCCTTGAAGGAATGACCGCCCCTATGAAGGGAACGGGTGAGTTACGGCCGAATAATCCTCGAATTACCCGGCCGCATCACATTAAGGACCGTTACTACCAAAGATCCCGCGCGGATCAGTACAACCCACGCTAAGCCGCATGTAACTCGCAGCCTTAGCGTTCTTCGTGTCGAATTCGTTGTCCTGATCGAACATGGGACGATCCCGCCAGAACATCGTCATACCGTCCGGGCAGTTCGTGCGAACGAACCACGCATGGGCAGACGTGAAGTAGTGATTCAGCTTGATCCCCTGGGGGAAAGCATTCGTCGCCTTCAGCACGTTGATGTTGTTGTTGGCAGTATCGGACTGCAGCACGCTCTTCAGAATCCGGTTCGCATTGAACCATTCGTTCGGAGCGATGTGCAGGCTCTGCGGCATGATGGAGATCAACAGGCCACGGTCGTTCTGCGTCTGCATGATCTGGACACAAAGGTCCTCCAGAGCAGCTTCGCACAGATCGGCCGCCGGGCTGAGGGCGTTGCTGTAGGTTCCCCCCGTCGCATTCACATGCGAGGTTGAGCACAGCGCCGCACCGTCACCTGTGGTAAAGTAGGTGGTGGTGAAGGCGTTGTTGTAGGGGAACGCAGCCACGTTTTCCAGGGTCTGCCGCATCGCGAAGGCGTTACCGCGAGCCCGACGCTCCGCAACTTCCTTGTACAGGTCGTCACGCAGCTCTTCGAACGTCACGATGTAACCCAGCGCATAAGCAATATGCTGGTACGTGGAGATGATGCCCTGAGCTTCATAGTCATACGTGACCGGAGCGCCTTGGCTCTTGATCGGGGCAAGCCCGAAGCCAGTGACCTGAACGCCCTGCTCGTACGCCTTGTCGGAATCCATGACCTGATACAGGTCAGAATACTCCTCCGGATGCTCGTCGTAGGTCTGACCCCAGGTCGTATAGACCCCAGGCCAGAGTAGTTTGGGATGGGTTGCAGTGCTGATTATGCCAGCCATGATGTTCTCCTGTTAGACGCCAGCAGCGCCGGTGCCATGACCGAGCTCGTGCACGTTGATCTGAACCAGCCACTTCGCGTACGCGCCGAAGACGTTGGTGCCGGCAGGTGCCTGTACCAAGCCAAAGAGGCGGAGTTGCAAGGTTGCGGTCGTGTTGGGGGTTGCGCCTGTGGCAGAGGGAATCATCCAGCCCGACAGGTAGCCGTTGCCGGTGCCCGACTTGCTGATGGTATTGAGCCCCACTTCCGTAGCGGCGAGTTGCGTCCCGTTGGATTCTTCCTGAACTGCGAAGAGCACGTTGGGATCGTCCACTACCAGGGCGTACCAAACATTGGGATCGCTGGCCGGGCGGTAGGTGATGTTCGAGTTGACGATGTTGCCAACGGAAACACCTCCAACCGGGGCGGTGGCCTGACCAGAATTGAACAGACCCACGATCACGCCGCGCAGGGCGCCTGTGGTAGCCCCGATCGCGATGCCAGGGATACCGTTTGCATCGGCAGTTCCCGAACTGATAACGGGATCACCGATGTAGAGCGCAGTCCCGTAGGCCGCGGCGATCGAGTAGAGTCGAGCCTGACCGTTCCAAGGTGCCCCATTCAAATACTGGACGGGACTGAATCCAGAAGGGCGGTTTGCATTTGCCATTTAAGGCCTCCGTGTTTTCCGAGTGAAAAGGTTCTCAACAGCTTGCCGGTGAGCGCCAGGGATGTAAGTGTTGTCCTGGCCGTGCGGGTTGCTGGTGAGCTGTCCGCCGCCCCGTAGGGTCGCGGCGATCTGTTCGTTTCTGTCTTCAAGCAGCTTTTGGGAATGTTCCCAGAGATGCTTCGGCTGCTTCATGAGGTACAGACGGAGAGGCTGACCCGCTTCGGTCACTGCCCCGCGGCCAGCACTCAAGCTGACCCGCGTACCCATATCGGTGCTACCTGAATCAGTCAAGTCATCCCCGATGTTGGTGTTGCTGAGCTGCACATCATCCGGCTCCACGAAGGTGTAGTAGGCGCGCTGTGCCTGACTCAGGCGGTTGGGCGTACCTTCAAACCAGTGGAGATGGTATCCGGGGATATCCGGGACCGCAAGTTTCTGCACCGGTAAGGACATCGGAACGAAGTCGTCCGGAATAGCAGAGGTTTCAATGGCGTTAGCCGGGTTGTCATTTCTGGGTTTTGCAATCATTTCTTACTCTCCTGCGAAGTAGACGCCGGCGTAATGAGACCGCCATTCATCTGCTGTTTTGAAAGCCTTGCCGTTCCCGACAAAGCGCTTTACATCTGCGTCACAGACCGCCTTGGCGTCTGCGGGTAGGTCGCGGTAGGTCTTGCCCTTGCCGGGGGCGGAAGATGAGCCGCCGCCCTGATCTCCGGTGGGTCGGCCAGCCTCAGTCTTGCTTCCCGGACTGGACGATTCGCCAAGGGTCTTGGCCACTTCGGCAGCACACAAGTCGAGGAACGGGCGGCCTACCACACCTGCATAGGCGGGGTCCTGGCGGAGTTCCTGTGCGACTGCGTTCAGCAGGGCACTCTTGCGAACGTCCTTCCCGTACCAGGTATTGTCAGCTGCCCAGGCCAGGAAGTCGGGATGGGGCTGAGCGGGCAGGTTCGGGGCTGGAAGGGTCGGCTTGGCGGGCGCGGCCTTGGCGGCGGCGATCTCTCGATCCATCTCCGACAGGGCGGCCGTGGCTTCCACTTCCCGGTCCACATCCCCCTCCCGCTTGGCGTCCTTCAACTCCGCCAGCAGGTTTGCCCGTGCTCGGGTCGCCGCTTCCTGGCTCGCCTTGGTCGAGAATTCCTTCAGGTCCTCAATGGCCTGCCGGGATTCTTCCACCACACTCTTCAGCTGAGTCAGCTCCTGATTCTGCTGAGTCACCGTAGCCATGAGCTGCTGGTTGTTCTTGCGCAGGATCGGCATGACCTGATTTGCGTGATCCAGAAAGGCCTGTGCATCCACGAATTTCTCCGGGTCGCCCTTGAAGCGGTCCGGGGGAACCCAGCCTACGGCAACAGCCTTGGCCTGCACGTCCTGAGGGGCCGCCGAGGCTAGGCCTTCAGTTGGGTCAGTCATGGCCGGCCTCCTCCACAATCGCGCAGAAGATATCCCGCGCATTAATCAGTCGGTACTGCTTTCCATCCGCAGGTCCTTTGGCAAGGTGCCCGGCCATCTGGGAGATGAGCACCTTCTCCCCAACTCTCGCGCGAGGAGCTTCGCCTTTCCAGGCCTCCGGTCCAATCGCCACCACCACCGCCCGCTGTTCCAGCATATACGTGGAAGCAGCAACGGCGTCGGGAATCTCAATCAGTCCCTTTCGAACCTCCGGCTGATACGGCGCGACAAGTACTGCTTGCCCCCGTGGATCAAGCCCGCTTTGGTTCACCTTCGGTATAGTCTGGATAGACAATCCCGTCATCTCCTGTTGCATTGCATATGCGCTAGTCATCTTTGAGTTCTCCTACTAACTGGTCATAACCCTCCCAGACCACCGCACCGATCTTGTCCAGGTCCCCTTCAGAGAACCTGTCGCACAGATTCGGCGACTTTACAGTCTTTTCATCTAATACAATCCTGTTTTCGAGCTCAAGCATCTCAGTATCCCGTTACGTGGTTACGCCCTGCGTTGGCCTTATGCCCGTTCCGGCGGAACTCCCAGTCTTCTTCCTCGAAGAAATCCTCTTCGTCTACCAGTGCGAGGGAATCGACCCCCCTGGCAAGGATGGCAGAACTGTCAAATTGGTCATCCAGCACCGCGTCACTCCGCCCGGTGAATCTCAGAATCTCGTTCTCATACCCCTGATACCAATCCCCCTGCTTATCAAACCGCACAGTGTGGGCACGAGTCCGCCGCTGAAAGGAGCGGCCTCGTGTTGCCTTGTCCTTGACAGGCAGGATTGCCTCGATGATCAGGCCCTCTCCGCGGGTTTCCATTTCACGCTGAAGCTGGGGACGGATAGACTTCCAGATCACCCCGTCCTCCACGATGAAGAGTTCGGGAGAATAGGCCTCCTGAATCTCGAAGAAGCGGTCAATGATGCCCAGGCTGTCCCATCGCCCGACCCACAGGGCGATGAGATGGCCAGGGCTGTGCGGATCGGCGCCCATATGAGCTATCAGCTCCTCGAAGAGGATGAATCCTGGGAGGAGCAGCACGACCGCACCCTGATTGTCATCCCG